CCAGGCGCAGGCCATGCTGCGGGAGGGAGCCAAGGATGCGCTCCATGGCAAGGGCGACGTGGAGAAGCTCTACGAGCGGATCGGCATGATGGCACGCAATGCGGTGGTCGCGGAGATCACCGATCCAGCACCGCCATTCGACCCGCTCAAGGCTGGCACGGTCAGGGCGCGTCTCCGCCGCACGGCGGCTGGACGGCGCAAGCTGCGAACGCTGGGCAAGATCAAGGCCGCCGCCGGCTGGAAGGCGGCACAGAGCAATGAGGCATTGACCGAGTGGGCACAGGCCGGTAACGCCCAACCGCTGATCGACACCGGGCAACTCCGCGCAGCGATCACCTATGTCGTGAGGAGGGTCTGATGGCCAATATCGGCGTCTCCGAACTTCTGCTCGACCCGGACTTCGTGGACACGGTCACCGTGCTGCGGCAGGTCGAAATCATCGGCGATGATGGCATCGCGGTTAGGCAGCCGTTGTCTATCAATATCCTCGCATCCATTCAGTCCAACGATGACGCGCTGACCATGACGCCGGACCTCGCGCGCACCGAAGGGGCCTATGAAATCATCACCACGTTCCCGTTGCTCACCGCCACGGACACCAATTCGGCCGATATCGTCCTGTGGAACGGCAAGCAGCACCGGGTGACCTCCATCGGACGGTTCGGCAACTTCGCCACCGGCTTCGGGCATTTCGAGGGGATCATGGAGATCATCTCGATCCAGCCGGTCCCGCTGGACGCGCTGGCACCGGCATTCAGCGGAGAACCGACATGACAGACCTTCCCGAGACGGTCACCGTCGAAGAGCAGGCAAAGGCGGCGGGCCAGGGGAAAATCCTGCCAATCGGGGCCTATCCCGACCTCGACCGGTTCCGCGAAACCGTCCAAGCCTTCCTGCGTTCCGAGCAACCGCAGCACGGCGAAGCCCTGGCGATGGCGAAGACCAAGGCAACCGAGATGGACTTCTGGCTGCGCACCCATAGGGGCAGGCAGCAGTGAGCGGCACGGCCGTCAATGACAGTTCGACCGGTGGCTACATCGTCGATGTGCCGCCGCCTCCGGCCTCCGTCGAGGACTTCCAGTCTGCTTTGCAGGTGGCTCTCACCGCGCTCTCCGGACTGCCCGGCAACCTCGTGCGGCCCCGTTGGCAGCCCGTCCCGCCCGCGCAGCCGCCTGCGGACGTGACCTGGGTCGCCATCGGCGTCACGATGGTCGAGGCCGACGAATACCCGTTCTTCGAGCATGTCGGCGGCGTGACCCTGTCCGGCGCTACCGCTCCTGGCTACACCATCATGCAGCGCCACCAGACCATCACGGTCGTCGCGACGTTCTACGGCCCGCAGGCGGACGCGGTAGCGGCACAGGTGCGGGACGCATTCTATGTGCCACAGAACTACGAGGGGTTGGCACAGGTCGGGCTAAAACTGCGCACCATCCATGACCTGCAACGCGTGCCGGAACTGATGAACCAGCAATACATCGACCGGGCCGATCTGCGAATGGAATTCCGCGCCCTATCCCTTCGGACCTACCCGATACGCGATCTCGACGGCGCGGATTTCACCATCAACACCGAGCAAGGCAGCGAGACGTTCCAAATCCGCGAGGATACGGTGATCTATCCGCCCTAAACGTCGGGAATATATTGGATGCCGTCCCTGGTCGCCATGCAGCCGATGGTCACCGAGGTCGGATCGTTGGTATTCCCTTGGGTCATGACGCTCGCGGTCACCGAGCAATTCACACAGGTGACCTTGTAGCACCCGACCCCAGGTGGCGGGTATGGCACCAGATTGATCTGGCAGTTAGGCTGGCGGCCCAACGTGTAGTCCACATTGGTCGTGCCGGGCTGCACCACTTCAGAGGCGTCGAGGTCCATCGCTGTCCAGGATACCTGAAACTGCTGTAGATACGCCATTCTCACCTCCCTGAAAGGAGACCCAGCATGCCGGGCCTAGCACTGTCTGATGTCGTCAACGTCAGTGTGAACCTTACACCACTCGCCGTGCCCGTGCGCAACTTCGGTGTGCTGTGCATCGCCGGGGCATCGGACGTGATCGACGTGTCGGAGCGGGTGCGGGAATATGCCACGCTCGACGAGGTGGTATCCGACTTCGGCTCGACCGCGCCAGAATATCTGGCGGCCGATCTCTATTTCAGCCAGAACCCCACGCCTTCGATCTGCTACGTCGGGCGGTTCGCACAAACCCCCACCTCGGCGATCCTGAAGGGGCAGATTTTCTCATCGGCCCAGCAGGCACAGCTTTTGACCACGCTGAACACGATCACCAACGGCACCATGACGATCCCCATCGATGGCACGGCGCGTGCGGTCGGGCCGTCTGCGGCGTTGTTGAATTCTGGGTTCTTCACCGCCACCGATCAGACCACACTGCTGACGACCTTGCAGGGGATCAGCAACGGCGGTTTCACCATCACGGTCAACGGCACGGTGCAGCATCCGGCGAATATCAACTTCAGTGCGATCCAGACCCTCACCGACGCCGCAACCGCGATCCAGGCGGCTCTGACCAACGCCACCTGCACCTGGAGCGCTTCGAACGCGATCTTCACCATCACATCCACCACCCAGGGCGTGGCCTCCACGCTGAGTTACGCCAGCGCCCCGGCGGGCACCCCGATCAACACCACCACGACCGGTTCGGTGGCTTCCGGGGCCACGGTGCTTCCCTTGACCTCGGTCACCGGGATGGCGGCGAACATGCCGATTTCCGCCTCCGGTATTCCGGCTGGCGCGACCATCATCTCGATTGCCGCGCTGAACGTCACGATTTCCGTGCCGACCACCGCCACCATGGCGTCCGGCACGGCGGTCTCGGTTGCGACCCCTGGCACCGGCACCGATGTTTCGGCCCCTCTGAGACTGTCGGCGACGACCGGCGCGTTCCTGACCCAAGGCACCGCTGGCATGAACTTCTCGGGCATCACCAACCTCAATGGGGCGGCCTCCATCGTGTCGTCTGCCCTGCCCGGCGCGCGTTGCCGGTGGGATGGCACGCGCTTCATCATCGAGAGCACCAGCGGCGGTGTGACCTCCACCCTGGGATACGCCAGCAGCACCGGGTCGGGTCAGGATGTCTCGCTGATGCTGGGACTGACCAACGGTCGGGCGGTGCCGCCGGTCAACGGCATCGCGGCGGAAACGCCGTTGGCCTGCGCGACCGCCCTACGCGCCCATCCCGAGTGGTATGGTCTGACCTTTGCGCCTCCGGCGAATGCCCTACTATCGACCTCCGACCAGATCGCGGTGGCCGGGTTCATCGAAGGCTGTCAGCCGTATAGCATTTTCGGCTACACGACCCAGGATACCCTGGTCCTGGCGAGCACCGTGACCAACGACATCGCCTCGTCCATGCAGGCGCTTGGCTTCACCCGCACCTTCGGCCAATACAGCCTTTCCTCGCCCTATGCGGTGTGCGCCATGTTCGGCCGCGCCTTCACGGTGGATTTCCAGGGGCAGAACACGGTGATCACGCTCAAGTTCAAGCAGGAGCCGGGGGTTGCGGCGGAGCAATTGACCGAAACCCAGGCCAGCACCTTGCAGACCAAGCGCTGCAATGTGTTCGTGGGATACGCCAATGACGCGGCGATTATTCAGGAAGGCGTCATGGCGTCGGGAATGTTCTTCGACGAGCGGCACAATTCCGACTGGCTTCAGAACCAGATATCCACCGACCTGTTCAACACGCTCTATACCAGCCCCACGAAAATTCCGCAGACCGACGCGGGCGTTCATGTGCTGACGGCCACGGTGGCTAATAGTTGCAATATCGGGGTGCAGAATGGCATGATCGCGCCGGGGCAGTGGAACGGGCCGCCGTTGGGGCAGATCAGCACCGGCCAGCAACTTCCGGCGGGTTTTTATGTCTACGCCCCCAAGGTGGCGAGCCAACCGCAATCAATCCGGGAACAGCGGATTGCACCGACCATCCAGGCACTTGTGAAACTGGCCGGGGCAATTCACTTTGCAGATTGCATCGTAAATGTGAATAGGTAGGCAACGATCTCGCGCGATTGTCGTCCGAATGTAATATCCAGCCATCTAGCTCGCCTTCCGAGTTTGGTCTATCAGGCGGCGCAGCAACTCGCCCACAGTGATCCCCAGCCGTTTCGCCTCGCGACGAAGCCAAGCCACCTGTTGATCTGTGAGAGAGACCGACATACGCTGCATCGTGTAAGCAGTGCCTACGCACCACTCTCCGTCAAGTGAAAGGACGTTCCCATGCCAACCCTCGATGTGGTCATTAAGGGCCAAATGGTTCTGCCGGAAGTCAGCGCCGGCCCACTCCCTCCCGGCAGCGGCGGTTCTCCCGAACATCCGATCTACAACCCGCCGGGGGTCAATGTCCCGGTATTCCCGACGTTCCCCATCGTGATCCCGCCGGAGTTCATCGCGGACGTTCATCCGGAGCATCCGATTGTCATCCCGCCACCGGCCATGCCGCCGGGCATCTGGCCTTCGCCGGGGCACCCCTCGCATCCGATTGCTCCCGGTGGCGGCCCAAGCCAAGGTCCGGGCTTTCCGACCCATCCCATCGTGATCCCGCCAGACGTTGATGTGTGGCCGCCGAACGCGAAGCCGGAACACCCCATCGTTGTCCCGCCGCCGACCACGATCTGGCCGCCGCTGCCGACCCATCCCATCATCGTGCCGCCGGAAGGGCCGCCGGAGGTGCTGGAGAAGTGGGAGGTGGTGGCATACTGGACACCCGCAGGCGGCTGGGCGATGGCCATCGTGCCGACCGAAAGCCATCCCGGCGTTCCGACGCCAGCCTAATTCCTCTCTCCGAAGCCAGTCCTATGCGCCGTCCGTGGTATCTGCTGCGGGCGGCGTTTCTGCCTCTCGCACTCGCGTCCTGCACCGGCCTTAATTCACACTCGGCATGCTATGTGTTTGTGTGGAACGCCGTCGTTGCGTGCTGGCCAGAGCAAGAACCGCCGCCATCGCTACCATCCCCACCGAAGCCACAATGAACAACGAAGTGGTCGAGCTTTGTGTGTTCGGCCTGATCCTGGTTATCATCGTCTCGGCGATGACCTGAAATCACCCAATCAGCCTGAGAAGGAGGCACTATGGCCACCGGCAGCACCTATTCGTTCATGGACGTGAACGCCTCGATTGTCGGGCCGGGCGGCTCCTTTGCCCTCGGTTACGGCAGCGCGAACGCTGAAGAAGGCATCACCGTCGCGATGGTGGAGCCGAAAAACACGATGACCATGGGAGCCGATGGCTCGTGGATGCACAGCCTCCACGCGGGCAACGGCGGCACGGTGACGGTGCGGTTCCTGAAGACCTCGCCGACCAATCAGCAACTCATGGAACTCTACGATACCCAGAGGATCAGCAGCGCCTTGTGGGGTCAGAACACCATCGTGGTGTCGGACCCGGCACGGGGTGATACGATCACCTGTTCCGGGGTAGCGGTGCAGAGGGCACCGAATATTTCCTACGCCAAGGATGGTGGCCTCCTGGAATGGGTGTTCGACGCCGGGGCAATCAATCACGTGCTCGGCGATGGCACGCAGGTCGCGGCATGATCGAGTTCAGAATAGGCGATCACGTCTACCGGGCGCGGCGGATGAACGCCTTCCAGCAGTTCCATTGTGCCCGCCGCCTCGCGCCGGTCATGTCCGAGGTGTTCACCAACCAGGAGCTTCGTGACGCGCTGGAGGAGGCGCAGGCCAATCGCCAGCCGTCGGTCAATGGCACCGAAGGAGACAGCCTGGAAGGTCTCAGGGGCTTCCTGGTGGTCGCCGTGCCGTTCGCCAAGGCCCTGAGCCACGTCACCGACGAGGACTGCAATTACGTGTTGCAGCAATGCCTGGTGATGACCCAGCGATTGCAAGGCGGCAACGGTGCGGCACCGGTCTGGGCCGACGTGTGGAGCGAACGTGCCAAGCGGTTGATGTTCGAGGACATCGACAACCTGCCGACGCTCATGCGGATCGTCAACGAGGTCTTGCAGGACAATCTCACGGGTTTTTTCTTCGGCGTCTTGCCGGGTGGGGACGCGAACGTGGGCCAAGCCGAACCCCCGACATTGAATTCGTGACGCTCGACGACGGCGAGATGTATCTCATGCGGCCGGCGCTGCGCGGCGTCTACCGCATGGAGAGCCTGCTGGACGGCACGATTGACCTGGAAGCCGTGCTGGTCGCCAACGACGCGATCAACGTGACCGACGAGAACGAATATCGCTATCACGAATGGCAGCAACGGAGCCGAGACTGATGGCAAATGGCTCAGACGTAAACGCCACGCTGCCGGAAACCACGGTCACCGCCAAGCGTGACCCGGCCACTCCAGCCTCGGCTCCGACCCCGCCGGCTTCGGCGCTGTGGATGCGGATGTGGGATGTGGTGATCGCCGGAGGACCGAACGCCTCGCATCCGAAGGAGATGAATACCCAATCGCTGGCACAATTCCACATGACGTTCGACATCGATCTGCACTGCACCACCCAGGGTATGCAGAAGGCGATGGTCACGGTGTGGAACCCGCCGCCGGAACTGATCACCGACAATCTGGCGCAGTGGAGCGACATCGCCATCTACGGCGGCTACCAGAAGGCCCGCTACGGCGAATTATTCTCCGGCAAGATTACCTATTTCCGGCACGGCAAACGCTCCACGTTGGAGACCTTTCTGGAAATCAATGCCGCCAGCAACGATGAACTATTCACCCAAGCCTTTGTCAATCACGCCTTACCGGCAGGGTCCACGGGCAATGACGTGATCAATGCCGTCCTGGCGGTGATGGCACCATTCGGCGTGAGCAAGGGTCAGATCACCGCGTTGGCCGGGCAGATGCCCGCTTCGCCACGCGGGCGCACGTTGTTCGGGATGCCCTTGGATATTCTGCGCGATCTCGGGCAGACCCTCGATGCCCGCGTGTTCGTCGATAGCGGGCAACTCCATGTGCTCGGTCCAGGCGAGCAGATTTCCGGCGACGAGATCGAATTGAATACTGGCAACGGTCTGGTGAATTTTCCGTCGCAGGAGATGGACGGCGGCCTGAAGCTGGAATGCCTCTTGCATTATCAGGTGCGGCCGGGAAGGGTCATCAAGATCAACAATAAGGATTACAATACCAAGGTCAGTCAGATCACCAAGGGGCAATCGTCGGGAATGCTGGCCGACTTGGGACTGGAGGTGTCGCAGGACGCCATCCAGGCGGACGGCAAATATGGGGTGTTCCGGGTCCGGCATCACGGCGATAATCGCGGGCAGCCGTGGTATTCCGAGATCACCACCAATCCGATCATCCAGCCCAGCCCGACCCTCGGCACCGGGACGTAGCCGATGGCCAACGTCCTCGAAGAATATCTCGTCTCGGTAAAATACGTTGTAGATAGTGCCAGTCAGAACAAGCTGCTGGAGGGTCTGAAGCACTTCGCCCACTCGGTGCTCGGCGTCAATCTGGAAATTGTTACCCTCGCCGGGGCGATGACCGAACTCGCCAAGAAACTCGGCGAGATGGGCGAGAAATGGTATTGGATGAGCCAACGCATGGGCGACAGCGTTGGCGAATTGATCGCCGCGTCTGACGCCATGCGGGCGCTCGGGATGTCGTCCGAGGCGGCGTTGTCCAGCCTGGAGGGGTTTGGCTTCTGGACCAAGTCCATGGGTCCGGCCGCCACCGCCATGCTGCGCAGCCTGGGCGTGACCGCCACCGACTTCCGAGGACAATTGCTACAACTCGGGCCGATCCTGGCCCGCATGGGAGGTGCCGACCCCAACAACCCGAACTATTGGCGCGCGCTGCAATTCGAGCGCCTGATGAATATCTCGCCGGACATGGGCCTGCGTCTGGCCCAAGGCCGGTTCGCGGAGGAGGACGCGCGACGAAGACAGGTCGGCGCGACCATGTGGGGTGTCGCGCCGGGGCGGTTGGACGAACAATACAAGCAATTTTCCGACCAGTCCGAACGCTTCATGCGGACCATTCACAATTTCAGCTTCGCATTCGAGGATTTGTATAAGGTCTTCGGGCTGGAACTGTTCAAGCAACTCACCCCGACGTTCGAGCATCTGTTCAAGCTGTTCGAGCAGAACGCACCGATGATCCGGAGTTTCCTGAAGGTCATTGCCGATCTTGTCGGCGAGTTCTTCCGATTGACGGATGCCGCCCTCACGGTCACCGCCGCGCTGGCACATGGGTTCTCGCAATTGCCGGGAATATTCGACGTGGTGATCGCCGCGTTGACGCTGCTCGGCGCGCGCTTCCTCATGACCCCGTTCGGTCGGGTCATCGCCGCGCTGTCTTTCCTGCTGCTGCTGATGGAAGACTACATCGGCTGGCAGCATCACATGAAATCTGCCTTCGACTGGTCGGGGGTCGATAAGTCACTGCACACCAAACCGGAAGATCGAACGTGGTGGCAGACGGCACTGCACTATCTCGGGCAAATCCTCGACTATTCCCTGTTGATCTGGGCCGGATGGAAGCTATTCGGCGGCACGATCAGAACCGTGTTCGGACCTATCGCGAGGCTGCTCGGTCGCCTTGGGCTGGGCAGATTGATTGGTGGTCTGGCGACGCGAGGTGTGTTGGCCGTTGGTGCCGCTGCGGGTGCTGGCGGCGCTGCCATGGTGACCGGTGTCGGGGAAATCCTCATCGCGGCGGCCATCGCCGCGCTGATCTACAAGGCGGGTGAGTGGCTGTTCACCAATCCATCGGTGCAGAACGTCCTGAAGGAAGGCGCGGAAGGGTTCTGGGATTTCATCAAGTCGATCTTCCAGAACCAGCAGGAGGAAGACCCGACCACCGGCTCGGTGCAACAACCGCAAGGTATAATCGGTCGGCTTACGCAGGGTGCGGGTGGTGTAGGACCGGCAGGAGACCCCGCCAAGGAAGGCGAGGTCATGGGCGTCCTGACCGGCAAATACGGGCTGAGCCGGGAAGACGCCGCTGCTTGGGTGTCCAATTGGGAAGCCGAGAGCGGACTGCGACCAGACATCACGTCTGGCGGCGGGGGATACAATGAAGCGTCCACCCGTGCCTATGGCATTATGCAATGGATCGGCCCGCGTCTGAAGGCGCTTCGGGCTTACGCTGCCGAGCACCACGAGGATATTCGGTCGCTTGATACCCAACTTGAGTTCTGGTGGCATGAATTGCACACCAATCCAGCCTACAAGAATATCCTTGCTCATGTGGCCGCCGCGCGAGGCAGAAGAAAAGCCGAGATCGTGTTCCATGAGGGAGAAAGCGGCAATGATCCAGACCTGGAAAAATTCCTTCCTGGGCACACTTCACGCTTCGATCCCATCCTGTCCGCGCCTCCGGTGAGCGGCACCTTGCGACAAGGTTCTCCGGTGGTGCAGAACAACAAGACCGACATCAACATCCAGCACGGGCCGAACGCGGCATCCACCGCCACCGCCGTGGCGGACAAGCAGGATCAAGTGCATCGTGAGGCGGTGCGGACCCTGCGACAGGCACCGATACGATGACCCGCAGGCGGCATAAATGAGCGGCATCGTCAGCAGCATCCAGGGCGCGCTCGGTCCTGGTCTCGGCATCGCCCAGCAGGGCGTGTCCGCCGTCCTGCAACAGACCGGATTGGGCAGCGCGCTGGCATTCATCCGGCAACCGAGAAGCATCGGCTCGATCATACCGGACGTGACCATTGAGGAGAATTTCGAGGACCGGCTACAGGTCACGTCGCACCCGGTCGCGACCGGCAGTCCGATCCAGGATCACGCTTATCGCGAACCACGGCAATGCACGATGCGGATCGGTTTCACCAACGCCAATCCCATCGGCTCGGCGATCAGTGGCCTCCTGGGCGGCGCGAGCGGCAGTAGCGGATTGCTGTCCGGCGACATCACCGGAGGTCTGACCGGCGCGGCCAGCGGCCTGCTTTCTTCTGCGCTCGAAGAGCGTGCCGGGGATATGTATAAGAAAATCCTGGCGCTGCAATACAATGACAATGCGCAGACCGGCCAGGGCGGCACCAATAACACCAGTCCCACCGGCTCGGTCATTCCATTTCAATTGACCGCCGGGAAGCGCACCTATCCGAAGATGGTGATCACCAACATCTCGGTGAGGAATGACCACCGCACGGAATATGCCTGCATCCTGGAAGTGCGGATGCAGGAGGTGATGTTCGTCTCGGCGTCGCTGTCCTCGCAACCATCAAGCGATAATCAGAGCAAGGGCAGCCAGACCCAATCGCCGGATAATACCGGACAGACCCAGCCTCAAGGGGAAACCACGCTGCACAGCGCATTCGGCAACCTCGGGCAAGCGCCCGCGTGGCTCGGACACATCCTGGGCGGCATCACGGGACAAAATTGATGAGCGGAACCTTCTCTCCCGCGTTCTATGAGATACCGTTGAACGGCAGCCCGCAAATATTCCCGATCACGCTGGCGGGCAATCCACTGCGGCTGACGTTCAGCTACCGCGATAGCCAGATCGGCATGGGCGGCTGGGTGATGGACATTGCCGATGTCGGCGGCGTGCCGATCCTGTGCGGCGTCCCCCTGGTCACCGGGTGCAACCTATTCGAGCAGTATGACTATTTGGAGTTTGGTGGCGTGATGTTCGTGTTGACCGACGGCGACCCCGATCAGGTTCCCGGCTTCACCACCCTGGGTCAGATACCCGGATCGCATCTCTATTGGATGCCGTTGCCGGGATCGCCTTCGCCATGAGCCCTCCCGATGGTGTCGTCACCGCCAAACAGCAATCATCGTCGAAGACGGTGTTGGACAATCGTGAGCGTTACGCCGACAATCAGGAAGCGACGCTGTCCGCGCTCGACGGCAGACAGGCACAACTACACACCGGAATGCCGGGACAGATCGTCAGCTATAATGCGACCACGATGACGGCCACGGTGCAACTCAGTATTCAGGCGATCCAGACCCAGAAGGACGGCACACGGAAGAATATCTCCATCGCGCCGATCCAGGACGTGCCGGTGATGTTCCCCGGCGGTGGCGGTCATACGTTGACCTTTCCCATCGCCGCTGGCGACGAATGTTGGGTCGCCTTTTCTGAGCGCAACATCGATGCATGGTTTCAGCACGGCGATCCGAAGCCGCCGCCGGACTGGCGAATGCACGACATCAACGATGCCGTGTGCTTTGTCGGCCTGCGCAATCAGTCACGGGTGCTGGGATCGGGTGGGTCCGCGCCGATTGCGAGCGCCGCGACCACGACGCTGCGCAGCGACGACGGCAAGACCGTGGTGCAACTTGATGGCCCGAACAACGCCGTCACGCTCTATGCGGCAGGCGCGAGCGAGAGCGTCGTGTTCGTGGATGGGAAGAACCAGCAGATCACGACGATGGCAGGCGGCACCACCACGGTGGTTGACGGCGCTGCAAACACCATCACCATGACGGCAGCGACCGTGATCATCAACGGCGAGTTGCACGTCAACGGCGAAATCTGGGGTCGGTTCAACACCGCTCCGGTCTCGGTGACGCAGCACATCCATCATGGGAATAATCAGGTGCCCGTGGTAGGCACCGAATGAGATATCGCAAGCTCGACCCGGTGACCGGCGACTATTCCTTCGGGCGCGGTCAGGGGGATTTCTTCGTCAATCAGCCCGAGGCGGTCGGACAGAGCGTCTACACGCGGCTCATGCTGTGGACCGGACAGTGGTTCGCGGACCTCTCCCAAGGCACCCCATGGGCCGCCGAGGTGCTGGGCACCGGCACCCGCTGGACGCGGGACATCGTGATCCAGAATGTGGTGCAGACCACCCAGGGCGTGACCGATGTCGCCGCCTATGCGTCCTCGGTCAATCCCAATCGACGCACCTTCACCGCAGCGATCACCGTGGACACGGTCTACGGTGCCCCGGTGACGATCCGCGCCCCCTCCCTGCCCGCCACCATCCCGCCGCTGCCACCGCCACCCATCGCCGCCCAACTGCTCGGCCTGAAGGGCGGCAACCCGCCGCAGACCGGCACGGTGATGACGCCCGCCAACCTCACCCAGCCCGATTGGACCGGACAGGCGCAGATCAACGACTTCCAGGTCACGCGAGCGGACACCGGGAGCTTCTGATGGACATCATCCAAGCCTCCCAGACGGTCACGATCCCCGGCAGGGAAGCCATGCCCCTCGTCCCGAGCCTCAGGCGGCCGGTGAGGACGGTGGAGCCACGTCTCGCTCCCTATGTCGCCCCCAGACCCGCGCAGCCTCCAGCGGCTTCCCAGCCCGTCCGGGTGAGCAGGGCGGCCCCGGTGTTTCCCGTGAAACCAAGGAAGCCACCCGAGGCCCCTGCCATCCTCTACACCCCGCCGCGTCCGGCACCGCCGGTCGAGCCACGCTGGCGGGTGCTGTTTGCCCAACCGCTGGTCGAGGTGGCAGCCAT